TAAATTTCCCTATAGATTGTATTAAAGAATTTTTAGTACTACTAAATTCTAATACATCAGATATTCTTAAAGAGATAGCCTCTGCGGTTTTTAAAGTTAAATATAAACCAGCCTGCAAGACATGCCTCGTCGCGGTATTGCTATTAGCAGCCGCCATTTTTTGTAATCCAACTAAAGCATTTGTATCAGGGGTACTCCCGTCCCTCGCTTCATTTAATCCAGTTACATCACGTATCATTTGTAAATAATAGTTATATGCCTGTATTAAACTTTGTATTTTTTGATTTCCGCCACCAGCACGTAATTCTTGAATAGGCATTTTTGCCGCCCCATTAAACTCCCCATCCTGCGTCATTGATCTACCAATAACAGAACCAGTTTGGAAATACATATTTAATGCCTCTTGTGGATTATAATTAGTTCCATTACCTAAATCGATTTCCGCTAATCCATCCGCATCTAAATAAACACCATCAGGTACTAATCTTGAAAGTACTTGCTGTAATTTTAAATGAGTTATTTGGATCATATCAGCAAATGTTGTCATTCTACCCACTAACGATTCTGGCTTACCTTTGTACATTCTAGGCGCAACTATATTGTAACTCATTTGTACTTTTGTAATATCTGACTTAGGCCTAGTCATATTTACAGCTTTTTTCCATTTTAACAATTTGTCTCTACCAACGATTTTTGCGCCTTCATATAAGCACTCTATAGACCTATCAACTTTGCCAAACCTTGAATTAGGATCATCTGGTGGATTAAATTCATCTGTTTTCTCAATAGCTTTATCAGCCCCAGACGCTGTTTGTTTTATTTTATAAACTTGATTTTCAAAAGTTTTATACTCAAAATATAATATATATACATAATCTTTATCATTATCTTCTGTTTTATAAGAATAATTATATAATCTTGAATCGCTTGTCCCCTCGTCTTGTATTTTTTTTAGATCTTCATTCGTTAAATGGGGGAATTGCTTTTTTAATTCAACAACATGTACTCTTCTTACCTCCCCAACATAGTATAAATTATCAAAATAAGGAGAATCCGTATATGAATAAACAATATCCGAAGGGTCCACATAATCTATTTTTATACCTTCCGCTGTATTAAAACTATTTTTTACACAAGCCATACCTAATACAGCTATATCATAATCAAGTCTTTTCTTTAGTAATTCATATTTATTTAAACTAAGTATATTATTTATTGCTTGCTCCTCCGCAATTTCAATACTTTGTTTATAATCTAATTGCATATGCAATTCTAATTCTTTACTATTTGCTGGTAATTCTTTAGGATCATTTTTAAAAGCTGGAATACCGAATTGTTGTTCAGCGGCAGCAAATATAGATTGATTTTCCATCTCTACAAGCATATCTTGTACAAAATCAGTTCTTTCTTTAGTTCCTGCTTCGTCCACAGAATAACATTTAATATCGAACACCCTTTCGCCGATGCCATTCACTACTATATCTACAAACTTAGGTATAATAGGAACTGGTTTCCAATCTAAATTGAGATATGATAAATCACCATTGATAGATAATTCATCTTTATATTTTTGTATACTTTGTTCCCCTCTTGCATATAGTTTTAATCTATGAAAATTATCCCTATTTGCAAAATAACGGATATTTCCCGCGTCTTTTTTAAACCATTCGGATTCTATAGCTTTAGCAACTTGTAATCCATAGCTTGGATCTGCTTTCTCAGTATCGCTTAATGCTTGACTTGGAAAAATACCTTTTGTGATTACTTTCGCCATCTATTGTATTATTTTTGAAAAATTTCCTTTATTATTATATTTAGCAAAGCTAAAATTTACTTCTTTTTTAAGTTCTCGTTGAATATTAGGGGCATATTTATTTTTATTACATGCCATAACCGCCAAGCCTGAGCTTATCGCGGCATCAAATTTTGTTCTTTTATTTATATCAAATTTAGCCCAATCATTTAATGTTGTATTGAAGTACATGTCCCCATACGAGTCATCTGACTTTAATCCAACATAACTATTAATATAACTCTCAATCGCCGCAGCGTGTGCTTGTTTTATATCTTCACTTGAATTAGGTATACCACCTATTTCTTTTTCTGCTACAGATAATTTATTCCAAAGTTTATCTGGCCTATTCATAGAATACCCCCTATAACCTCTTCTTTTTAAATAATATAATAATCTTGGTTTGTTGTTTTCCGCAAGAATTGGCATCCCATAAAAATGTAGGGCCATCAATATATCCTCAAAAAAGATTTCCGCGGTTTGTGGTCTAGCTATATACTCCAAAAAAAACCTATTTGCAGGTATCTCTTCCATGCTAAATTTAGTGAGGCCATGTAATGATCCTTTAGAGCCTTTGCCGTCTGTAGTTCCGGATATATCGTAACTATCGCAGCCAAATGCACCAATATGTTCATTTCCAGGATATTTATTGCCATTTTTTAATATTATTTTATTTTGTAAATGTTTTTTTGGTATCCAGCTAACATTAAATCTACCATTTGGATTTGGAATAAATTCAATTTCAGTATCTTTTATCCCATTTTTCCATTGGAAACTGCCTTTATTAATTAAAGCATTATATCTTGCTTCTTCATTAAAATCAATTTGCTCGTAAATTTTTGCAAGATTAAATATACTATTTTTAGTTTCATCTCTAAAAGCATGCTCTTCAGTTCGCGGGAATTGTCGATAAAATTCATTTAAAGCGTCTTGATCCCCTTTTAATCCTTCAACTTCATTTTCCCAATGTTTGATAACCCCGATATCAATGAGCTGGGCGTAATTATCCTCAACGGCTTCCTTCGGTGTGTCGAATACAGGTAATCCATAAGAATCAATGAATCCTTCGAAGTTCCATTCCATAGGTATGAACAAACTATATAATCCTGCGCGAGTCTGGCCATTACGATTTCTTTTTGTAACATCTGAATCATCATATAGTTTTTTAAAGTTTTCTCCTCCTTTATCTAATGAATTACTTGTGGAACCCATCATACATTTACCAATAACTCTCGAGCCAAGTCTTAATGTAGTTTTTGTTACACGCCAGTTATTTAAAATATTTTCTGGCCTTTCCCATTTACCAGCTTCATCATGTACTAATAAAGCTAATTTTTCACCATCATAACTATTATCCCCTGTATTTTTCCAGTCAATAGTTGTATCTAATCCCTCAAGCTCTTCTGTTTTTTGTTTTGTAAGTATACTCTTCTTTGTTAGTTTACTTGCTGGCACACGATATGCTAGTTCGGTTTTTGGCCTGTCCATCCCATCTTGTATCGGTTTGAAAAAGAATGGGTAGTTAACTGATATTGGTACTACTTTGTCGGTAAACATTTTTTTTGCATCCGAACCCGATTTTGAAAGTATTCCAAATCTAGAGTCGGAAGAGATAGTAGCTTGGTTGACAGCCTCTGATGACGCCATAAATGAAAACCCACTCCGTCTATTTTTGAGGTAGCACATTCCATAACATCTGGTATCCGCTTTACAAGCTTCCCAGAATATAAAGAATAATCTATTTGCCTCCCGGAATTCGGGTTTTCCAACATCAATTTTGGTCCACTGTAAATACATATAATGAGAACCAGTAATATAAGTAGGGTTGCCTTTATTGTAAAACCAATAACCATCTTCACGCTTAGTGAATTCTTTATCGATATAATCATTCCACTTATCTTTAAAATTACCCGGTAAATCCCTCCAATCAAATATAGTTTTTAATCTCTGTAATTCTTTCGGGTATTCTTGTACCTCCCATTTATCATTGCCTTTAAAAACTTCTTTTGGTTGTTTAGGCAGTGCTACTTTTAAATTTTGTATATTGTAAATCTCCCCAATTTGGCCAGATTTACTGATTACAATTATATCATGCTCTTTATTATAACCGTATTTCCACTTTTTTGCTTTATTAAGCCTTTTAATTGCATTAATTTTTACTGGCTCTATAATACTATATAATGATTGTGTATACATTACTTAGATCTTCTTTCAGCGAAACCCTTAAAGGCATTTTCTTTTTCTTCTATAGTTTTACCTTCTAATAATGCTTTTTCAGTTTCGATTCTATTTAATATTTCAAAAGCATCAAATATAGCTAATTTTTTAGTAGCCGCGGCATTTTTTAATCGGTCTGCAGATATATCGTCATCTGTTTCAACAATAGCTTCTTTTGCAACTTTAATAAGTTCTTCAACCGCTTTATACCCAGCTTGGATTATATTCAACTTCGTTTCCTTGACATCCATATTTAATAGTTATAAATTTAGTTAATACCCTATATAGTCTTTCACCGTCAATAATAAATTCATATTCACTACCGGGCCTAAAACCTACTAAATCATCTATTTTAATATCATCAATATTTTTATTTATATATTTTACAACTCCACGAAATGGAATTTCTTTTTCATTTGATAATATATCATTAGATATAATTGGTTTAATAAAACAATAATCATATGGGGAATGCCATTTATTATTATTTTTATACAAAAATATTTGATCTGGCGTTACAAAATACTTATCTTCTTTATAAAAACTTCTAGTATTTTTTTCTTTGCCATGCTGATCATACCACCTTCTAAAAACATTATGATGCACAATCACTTCGTCCCCAACTTGTATTTTTGTATTTTCTGACTTAGGTATTGCCGTCACTATTCCTATACGACTGATGTATTGATGATCAGAAATTTCCGTATTTAACAGTAATTCCTGACCATCAATATATTTTTTATTATCGTATCTTCCATTTTTAGGCTTAACTATAAAGTTAAATAAACTTTGCATTAATATTCTAAATTGTATTCAACAGCTATAGCCATATTTTTATTAAAATCTTTCCACGGTAATACTTCTTTCCCTTTTTTAATATAAATAGAAAATTTATCTGATTCCTCTACAATATTACATATCTGATGGCCACCATAAACTTCCTGGCCGACAGCGTAATGCATGGCATCATTTTTATAATCCCTACCTATACTAATTTTTCTTACCAGTGACATGATTTTACTTTTCCTCTTTCAATACTTCAGGTTCCACAGCTTCCTCCCCTTCTTCTGGGATAGGCTTGTAAGTTCCGTCTTGAATATTTATTTGAACTTTTCCGTACTTTGTTTCTAATCTACTTTGTAACTTAGATAAGTCTTGTTGCACCTCTACAGTTGCAATCTTAATTTGGTGTTTTTGTAGTTCTAAATTGCCAATCTGCGTAGCAGCTTGATTCATTTTACTTACAAATCCCTGTAACTCTTCTAATTGTTCTTTGGTAATCTTTTTTTCTTGGTTTTCCATAATCTAATTT